AGTCTATTAAGGCTTACTGGAATGCAACGTTGGACATAGTAATATGATCAACGTAGTCTGCCGCGTTACCAAGAGATGACGCAGTATTTGTAAGTTCTTTGTAACCATATCTGGTCATGAAACTTACTACTGGTTCAAAACTTGAAGGATCCATTACAGGTCCTGTGCTCATTAATGGAACGTAAGGACAGTAGAACGCTGGAGCATCAGTTTCTGATGAACCTTTGTAACCTACTAAAATGTCTGTTCCGTCAGCCGCGTAGTTATCTACAAAAACTTTAACAGTACCATTCAATGTACCAACAAACTTAGTGTTTGTAGGTGCTTCGAATGAACCTTCAGTTGTTCTTGCAAAAGTTGAAGTTGACGCACTTTGTAAGATTGTCAATGCTTCTGGAGATACAACAACATAGTTACCAGCGCCACGTCTTGTTCTAGCCGCGATTCTGTTAGCCGCTCTGTTGATCTCAATAGCCAATGCCGCATGTCTGTCACCAACAAATACACTTGTTCCACTCAAAGAGTTGAAGTTAAGTGTGTTAGTACCAGTACCTGCAAGAGTTCTTAATGAACCGATAATTTCTTGATCGATTTCAACAACAATCTCTTGTGCTAAGGCTTGCATAATTTCTGCTTCAACGTCAACGCCGTGCATACTTTCTGCATCTTGAGCCGCCTCAAAAGTCCATCTAGCACTTAGACGTCTAGTCTTTGCTTCAACAGTTTCTTTTAAGATTTGAATGCTCATTTTCTTACCTGGAGTTCCCTCAGCAGATGCTGTTGCATCTGGAGATCCAGCGTATGAATTAGCAAGTTTGAAAGGACTTAATGCCTCGTCACCTGCTGTTGCTCCACCACCAGTTTCCGCATAACGGACCCTTAATGTGTGAATTTGCCCTACTGGGCCAGTCATAGGCTGTACGCCTACTAGTTCATTTGCGATCACGGAAGGCATAACCCTTCTGATCAAAGGTAACATTACCTTGTTTAGTGTTGCTACGGATCCTGCACCTGTGGCTCCTGCGGTTGCGGCCTCTGACAATTGACGCTTTGCGTTTTCGAGTACCACGTCCATAGTTTGCTTACGTTGACCGTTTAGGCCTTCTGTAAGTGCTTCTTTGGTTGCGGACCAGTTGCTTTCAAATAAATTTGCCATTTTAAATTACTCCTGTTATTTTGAAAGTCCGGCTAGTTTACGGATAGTATCTATTTCGACAATACCGTCCGTGCTGTCATTGGCTTCTGCGTTAGCAGTCACCTTCTTATCACCAGTGTGTTCTTTTGTTACTGATTCTGTGATAGTCTTCTTCACTCTAGGTGTGTCGCCATCTAAAACAGATGGGAGATACTTATCGAATTGCTTCGCTAAGTTCTCTGTCTTAACACTTTCAAGTAAATCTGACATAATTTCTTTCTTCTCTTTGCCTAATGGTGACATAAGTTCATTTAATGTTTCTTTACGATTCATTAAATCTTGTGCCACTTTCAACTTGCTTTCTGTTAAAGCAACTGCTTCGTCTTTCGATTCTGCTTTTGCTTCTGCTTCTGCAAGTTTAGTTTTCATTTCGGCTAATGTTTTCTGAACTGCATTAATTTCTTTTGCTTCGTTCAAGTATGATGTTCCATACTCGTTAGCGAATGCTTCAAAAATTCTACGTCCAAAGTCGTTCTCACGAGCTGATGTGATATCATCACGGAAAGATTTGACTTCATTTGTAATTGTTTTATTAACTACACCTTCCACCTTTTGAGCGGCTTTCTTTATGAAATCTTTTTTGGCTTCTGCTAATTGCTTTTTGCCTTCTCTTACCATTTTGACTTTCTGCTCAACTAATGCTTTCTTGTCTTCGTGGAACTCTGAAAGTTCCTCTGCAAGTTGCTCTGCAACAAAATCATCTAGTTTTGTTACATGCTCACTTGTACGAATCCTGTCTGCTCTAAGTTCTTTTACTTCCTTAGCGACTTGTTCTGTTACAAACTTGTCTAATAGTTTTGCGTGTTCACTGACAGCCTTGCGGTACTTAACTTGTTGGTCTGCTAATGCTTTCCTGTCTTCTGCAAGTTCTAATACTTCTGCTTCAACTTTTGTAGTGATGAAGTTGTCCATTGCTTCAACGATCTGACCTTTGTCATGCTCGTATCTTTGGGCAAATTCTTCTCTAAGTTCCGCAGTAAGCTCTTCTCTTGCTTCAACAATTTTGCTTTCCCAAGCCTCTTGAATAGATGTACCCACTTCTTCCGAAAGGTCCATTCCTTCAAGTATCTCGTTAAATTTCACTGCCATAGTAGTCTCCTACTTACTTTGTATTTAATTCCTTAATGAAACGAGTCATTTCGTTCATCAAGTGTTTTTCTGCACTTTTATCGTGTGTTAAAGCGGCCGCCGTATTAAAAATAGTTTCGCCGCCTCTCATGTTGAATAAACTCTCATAAATTGTTTTTGGGTAGGCATCTGGAGCACTAGGTTGTGCCACTATGTCTACTGTAACAATATCAAAATCGGAAACTTTGCCACTTTCGTTAACATTACCGCTTCCTCTACTTGATACGCCCAATTTTGCTCCCGCCTTCAACAATGCTGATGCAATGTTTCCCATTGGTGTTTCTATGATTTTAAGTTTACCCATGCCATTATCGCCATCCATATGCATGTCTGTGATTATATGGCTAACCCTATCTAGGTTAATTTGTAACTCTTCTGGGTGATCTAACTCTCCCATTACAGTTTCTCCTCCGCCTAATCTAGTTCTTACATTCTCTACAGCACGTTGAATCTCATCACGAGGATAAACTCTCCCGTTTTGATTTTCTACTTCACCTTGGATGAAAAGTCCTTGCATAAACAAATCTTTTCCATCTGCTGATTCTGTTAATGTTAACCCTGCATGTTGCGGAGTTAAGTATTCATACAGTTTTCGTGCCATATTAAATTACTCCCTAAAGAAATATTATTTAGACTTTTTTATGGTCTACGTTAATGTTGTCTGTAGGTGTGTGGTCTTTTGCTGAG